TTGATCTGCTTTGTTGAACACTGCCTTGTAGTTTCTGTAACCAAATGTTACCTGCATTCTCGCAGCATCTTCAGAACCCCACGACATGCTGATCGGCGCAATAGAAAGTGGGTATGCTTCGTTGAGCGTATGAATAGATCTCAATTCGCCATTCATACCATACTGACGAATCTCTACACGACCAATGTAACTATCAAAATATCTGTGCGTAAATGGGCTGTTTGAATAAGAACGGTTATATTTAGAAGGAATTGCTTCAAATTCAACCATGTTTTCTTCTGCTCTTGTTCTTGCTTCCTCGTTTGCTGCATCTTCAGCAGCATAGGTTGCAGTTGTTTCATATGCGCCAGTGTTGACGATCTTCTCATGCCACCACTCAAAGTAATCTTTTTCTCTGAGATCTTCACTGAGCAGAATTGTAGCAGTAACATCAGAATAGAACTGTTGTCCTGGAATACGATTCACTGGTCCCATGTTAGTGAACTTATGATCAATTGGCGCAAAGTTTCTTCCAGGAAGGTCAATGGTGTCAACACGGAATGCCATGTCTCTTTCATCACCAACATTCTTGCCACCAAAGATAAACACTTCAAAGTGGCTTGATGGTGCGATGCCGCTCTTGTCAAGAGAAGCAACCATTCTGTTGACGCTGAAGCCAGAACCAGCTTCTTGCGGACCACCAAAGATCCCACCAAGCAAACTATTGATGCCACGGTCAACAAACTGTGATGCTTGGCGTTTTAGAAAATCACTAGCGAGTCCCATTAGACGATGCTCCAGACAGTGCCTTTATCTTCTTTCTTAAATCGCTCTGTTGGTAAGAACAGAGCGACATCCCAGTCACTTGGTTGAATCTCGATAAAACGAGATTTGACATGCTGAGCCAGATAATGCTTGAAAGTTGGTTTGAACAAACGAAACCGACTTGCTTTCTTCAGAATGTCGTATGATATTTGTAGTTTTGTAGACTCGTCATACTTGGTGTTGTTCACTGTAGAGTACAACGCATCCATTAATCTTGCTCTATTATTTGGTGCAAGGTAATGCAGATTGATTCCGTAGAAGCCACCTGGGGCTGGTCCAACCATAAAGATCAAAGGAAACGCATCATAGAACGGCAGCGTCTTCTTCAACTTTGGGTCATACTGGAAATGATACATTCCGCCAACTTGTGGTGTACTTACTTTGTTGCTATACTCACGAAGCATCTTAGACGGACTTGCCGCAGTTGGTCGTGTTTCTTTTGCAACATTACGGAACCAGTTTCTTGCTTCTTGTGTGCGTGCTGGAATCTGTCCTGCACGAACACCTTTGACTAGAATCTTATCAAATACACTTGCCATATCTCCTATTTAGTCTTCTTCCCAAACAATTGTTGCTCAGTGAGCACTTGAAACTTCCACTGCCGATCTTCACAGAACTCAGTAGCAGCTTTCCACTTGGCTTGATTGATGCCCCATGTCTTGACCTCGTTCACATACTTCTTGGTGATACGGGATTTCTTTTCTGGTGGTTTAGACTGTGCGGCAGGTTTGACTTCAAAGACCACAACCTCGCCATTCTTGGTCTTAACAATAAAGTCGGGGAAATATCGATGGCGTTTGCCATCAATTGGAGATACATAAGGAATAGAAAACTCCTCCGATGCCCACCAAACGATGTCTGGATTGCGATCGAAGTATGCCATTACATTAAGTTCCCAAGAACTGCGGTAGATGATGTTTCTTGGATCACCTCTGTATTTCTCTGGGAACTTTGGTTGGAATCTTCCCTGATAGTATTTCATCGCACTCGTATAAATAGACTAAAACAATTCTATATAGGGAATTCTCTATGGCATTTAATCTCGGTGGACTCAAGAGTACATTTGGCGGCGCAGGCAATGGTCTGAATGTCGGCGGATTGCTTAATGGCGGCTTCAGCATTGGAGGAACCTTCAATAGCCTCAATCAAAAAGACAAGATTGCAAGCCGACCAAATAGTGAATTAAAAGAATTATATCCATCGGACAATCAGACATTGCAGTATCCGATGGATCTGGACAATGTCCACTATATGATGTTCACCGTAACAAAAAGATTCTCGCAGAATCCAGATACACAAAATGCAAAAACAGCGAGTAAAGCACTACAAACAATCGTCTTACCTCTGCCATTAAACCTACAAGATCAAAGAAGCGTACAATATAACAATTCTGATCTTGGCATTCTTGGTGGTCTTGGTGCAGGACAGATTAATGCTGCACAAGTTTATAGCGATATTTCTCGTTCTGTCAAACAATTCGGCGGCGCAGCAGTAAAAGGTATTTTGAACAATGCTGGTGGTCTTGGTGATAAGATCATGCAAGAATTGGCTGAAGATCCACTGCAAGCAGGTGCAAATGCTATTCTTGGTTTGGGAACAGCAGCTGCAATTTCTAAGATGGGTCTTGGTCAGTTGACTGGTGCTGCTGCGCTTGTTAAATATGGTCAAGGATTGTTTTATGCACAAGGCGCATCACTTAATCCAAGAATGGCTACACTATTTGATCGTGTAAGTTTCCGTGAGTTTGGGTTTGGGTATAAGATGATTGCCAGAAACCAGACTGAATCAGAACAGATCAGAAAAATCGTTCGTGCATTCCAAACAAATATGTTGCCTTCTTATTTTGGTTTGTCTAACAGTGGTTTCATTTATCCAAACGAATTTCAGATTCAGTTTTCGCAATCACTACAAGAAACGCTCTTTACATTTAATCCATGTGTGTTGAAGAATGTCAGCGTTACATATAATGCAGATACTGGTCCTGCATTCTTCGAAGGAACAAACGAACCTTTGATTGTTGACATCAATCTCCAGTTCCAGGAAACACAGATCCTCACTAAGGAATTAAACTTCGCTGAACTAACTGAAGAACAAAAGAGAACCGCAGTCTCCACCATCAGCGAGCAACAGAATGCAGTTGGTGACTATGCAGACTAAGGGGTGATAAATGTCTAAGTATTTTCAATTCTTTCCTCTGACACAACACGATCTGACCAATGGTGGGCAGAAAGTTTGGCTCACTAATATTCTTCGCAGGTTCAAGTTAGAAAGTTCTGTTAAGAATAGTCTTGGTGTGTTTCATGATTATGGCATTCAAGCAGGCGATCGCCCAGACACAATTGCCGCAAAATATTATGGTGACAGTGGGTATGCGTGGCTAGTGTTAATGTTCAACGAGATCCACGATCCGATCTTTGAATGGCCATTGTTCAACGAAGAATTTAATGATTACATCAAAGGCAAATATGGTAGCATTGCTGCAGCCCAAGCGCAAACAGATCATTACAGAAAGATATTATCAGAAAAACAAGTTAAGTATGATGGAACTATTATTCCAGAAAGATATGTAAGAGTGGACCAGACAACTTACAATAGTTTGAGTGAATCTGTGCGCTCTGCGCCATCTTGTTGGGATGTTGAACTTGAACTAAATGAAAAGAAAAGACAAATCAAAATTCTTGATAAAAGATATCTCCCTCAAATAAGAGACGAAGTGAAGAATATTCTTAGGAATGGTATTTAATGCGCCAAGGAAAGTTTGAAAAGCTACTCCTGATTCCAACGGCAGGAGCTCCGTTTGATATATCTGACCTCGTTGCAGAAGTCAGCATCTATCAGGATCTGTTCAGCCATTATATGACTTGCGAACTTGTGTTGAGAGATGCAATCTCAATCAGCCGTTCTATTCCAGCAAATGAAGAAGAATTGCTCAATGGTGGGTTGACTGGTGGCGAACTTTTAATTATGCAGTACTACTCTGAAAACGATCCAATGATCACGAATTGTTTTGCAATGTATAGTAGAAGTGCAAGAACAAAAGAAAGTGATACAACTGAAGTGTTTATTCTTTCAGGCATCAGCCTCGAAGCATTTGATGCGTTCCCAAGAAAAATCTCAAGAGCATTTGGTGGACAGAATGGAAATGAAATCCACAAGATGGTTGAGAGTGTTGTTAGAGAATTCCTATACTCAAGAAACACAAGAGATGTTTATAGTGGTATCTTAAAAGATTTCAAGGCATTGATTGAAAAGCAAGTCATTGTCGAAGAAACATCTGGAAAACACAGATTCGTTATTCCAAACCTTTCTGTTGATGATACAATTGACTTCTTTGCAAACGAAGCTGATTCACCAGATCATATTCCACAATATCTTTTTTATGAAAACTATTATGGATTCAACTTCTGGAATTTGGGCACACTTGCTCAGGGCAATCCAGTTATGGAATATATTTACACAGAATATAATATTGATCCTTCCGACACAGACAAAACTAAGATCACATCATATACAGTAAAGAAAGAAAACAATCTCCTAAAGAATGCAAAGAGCGGATTGTTTGGTTCTAAGATCATTGCCATTGATATGATCAAGAAAAAAAAGACCGAAACAGTTTTCGATTACAACAAAGAATTTAAAAAATTTAAAACACTACAACCATACAAACAAAAAGGAACTTCGCACCCAGATGTAAATGTTACAATGATGACAACTCGTATGGGTCATGATTGCAGTTGTCCACAACTTGGTCTTGAAAATCATCTTCCAAAAAGAATTGATCATTTTCTTGGAGCAAGAAGATCATACACCAATCACATCATGAATACAATGTTGTCTGTAATGGTGCCAGGAACAACTTCTCTGAATGTTGGTGACACAGTATTGTTGAAGTTCCCTATAAAGAATGCATTAACAGATTCGAAAGAAGTTATTTTGGACAAAGATTTATCTGGCAAATATATAATTACGAAGCTGAGAAATAAGTTTAATGGTATCGGCGACAAGAGTTCTTTTATTACAATATTTGAGTGCATCAAGGACACTCAGATTCAGGAGAGTTAAGATGGCAAATTTTTTAGATGAAGTTATGAACTTCGTGAAACCAAAGCAACCTGAATTTTTACAGGAATTGGTTGAACCAGAAAACAAGATTCCACAAACTGCGAACACAGAGAATAAGACGAGCGAATAATGCGCAACTTTATGGGTAAAGACTTCGTCTGGTTTGTCGGAGTCGTTGAGGATAGAAGCGATCCATTACAAATGGGTCGTGTTCGTGTGCG